GGATCGAGATTTTTCAAAAGCAGATGTATTGCACCTGTATCCGGCTGTGAATATCGATGAAACGTTTCTTTTATCATCGTTTCTTTGCCGTTTTTGCCTTCTTGTTTGAAATAAGTTCTTGATTCATCGTAATAAAAGCCCTTCGCTTTTTTCTTCAAACTTTGTTTTAGGTCGCCAATAAGTTTCTTGTTTCCTTCTTTCAGGGCTTTTCTTAATTCTGGATGAACCTTTTTATATGTTTCAAAAGTCTTTTCGCTTACGTTCAATAATTCCTCGGCGATATACTTTTCACTATAGTCTTGTACCCATTCTTCTATTTCGCATAAGTGCGGTTTTACATGGGTTTCCCATTTTGATTTTCGTCCCATGCTATCACCTTTTTATATCCTGTAAAAACTGTACTTATTCACTGCACTTAATCTTTTTGGCGATGTATAGAAACGGCGTGTCGCATACTCCGGCAACAACCTCGACCAAAGTCGAAGCAATTGCAAATGCTCACATGTTACTGTTTTCTTTTTTTCGTCTTCGGAAGGATCGTTAAAATACTCCGAAAACGTCAACCGGTCATTGTCATCGAACCCATATAAATCCATGCTTATTTCTTTTATATCTTCAAGCTCTTGCCTCAATTGATCCCAGTCCAAGCTTGCAAGCTCTCCGGTTTTGTTATCCGCAAGCCTGAAAGCCTTTATCTGTTCGTCGCTCAGATCATCCGCCTTGATGCACGGAACTGTTTTCAGGCCGAGCTTTTTGGCAGCTTTCAGCCGTGTATGTCCGCATACAATCACGTTGTCTTTATCTATCACGATTGGCACTTTGAAACCAAATGCGGAAATTGACAATGCAACTTTTTCGACGGCATCGTCATTCTTTCTCGGATTATTTTCATACGGTATCAGATCATCGACGTTTATCTCGACAACGTTCATGCATTTTTTCCTCTCGAATTTTCCAGATCCGAAACACGCTTTCCAAGCTCCGTAATCGTTTCGTCCTGAATAGCGTCCGTCTTTTCGTTCGCGTACATTCGCTCTATCAGATTGTTGTGCTTTTCAACTTTCTTTTCAAGCTGCTCTATGCGATAAGACATAAGCTTCATACCACCGAAAGCGCCAAACGCACTGCCGATAATTGTTCCAAGAAAGCCAAGCAGTGCAACGATAATTGTTTCGTCCATTCGTCACATTTCCTTTCTGCTGTCTGCTTTCTTAGCCTGCTTGATCTGCTGATTTATATAGACCGCCATACCGGCAGCAAGAATGCCCTGCGTAAAGGCCGTAAACGCGCCGATCATACTCGGCGGCTCAGTTCCGAGAACATATGCAGCCGCAAGAATCACGCCAACAGCGCCAAGCACTGACGGAATCAGTCTGTCATCAATTTTTTTCGTCCGCTTCATCATCATGCCGATGACGTACAGTACCGGAACCATAACGAGCAATTCCGGCTTGATGTACTCTTTGACGTCCATGCGATCACATCCTTTCAATCTGCCGCAGCAGGAAAAGCGGTCAACCGGCAACCGTGAAAAGCTTATCGCTGCAGCGCTTTTCAACTTACATTTTTGTTGTACCACAAATCAAATACGTTTACAATGGTGTCACATGTCGCCAATACCTCTATTTGCGATTCTCCGCGCGTATAACAGCGGTTTGCTTTTGGCATACATGTTATAGCAGTAAATGCAGAAACCCGCCTAGAAATCGCGCTCTGCTCGTCTACATGCGAATAAAAAAAGAATCCCGCGCATTTCTGCACGGGATTTTCGTTACATATGCATTTTTTTGTAGATTTCAAGGCATATCCGCTTTTTGTTTCGGCTTACCGTCCGCACATCCACGTTCAAGCGTTCGGCAATTTCCTCGACTGTATAGCCGTCACGGTAAAACATCCAGAGAATAGGCCTATATCTGTCAGATTCGATTTTTTTCAGCGCGTCTGCAAGGTCATCGTCCTGCGGATCCAGTGCGAAATACTTTGTCAGCCTGTCGCTGATTTCATTGTATGCTGCGATTTCCACATCTTGCAGCAGCTCTTGCTGTCTTAGCTCTTTTATCGTCAGCTTGATAATTCGGATTACTTCTGCTTCGTCAAGCATTTCGCACCTCTCTTTTCAGCTTGCGGATTCTCTTTCAAATGCTTCTTTCTTCTGCACCGAGAAGGTCGCATATCTAGCCTTCATTGCCATCTACCTTCACACGTTCAATGCGGTCTCCGAGGATGTGCTGTATGCCGCAGCGGGGACAGTCGCAGCAGTCATAATACACAGTATCCGTGAAAATGCCGGTACGTTCCGATTCCTTGCCGATGTACATTATCTCTTTTGTCGGCGTGAATTTCAGGCCGCAAATTTTACATTTCATTCTGCATAACTCCTTTCAAACTCTTCTTTCGTGATTTCAGCCGCCGATCTTACATGTGGCGTCAGCAGCGCGATGTTCGCTGAACTAATATCCATGTTGTCTGTTGCAATGTGGAACGTCCAGCCGCAGTCATCCACAATGCGGAAGTATCTTTTCTGCTTTGGCGGCTTTCGTGCCAGCTGAGAGAATGTCTGCATGTCGTCATAATCACCGCAGGCCAGACAGATTCGCATATCGTCCGGAATCGGTCTGTTGCATCGAACGCATCTATTATCTTGCATCATTCTGCGTCACTCCTTTTCATTTTCAGGAGTATAGCTGTCAGTTGACGTTACAATAGCAGTGAACTCTCCGTCACGGTATCTGCCAACGCTCAGCGCACTTCCGTTTGAAATGAAATTGATAGGTTCAAGCTTGTCCGCATTCATTTCGTTTATACTGTATTTGTCGAAAAGAGCACCGAGCTCTTTCAGAAATGCTTTTTGATTGCTATTCATTTTCAGCCTCCTTTTCAGGCGGTTCGGGAATTTCAGGAATCGGCATCCAGTACAGAACCTTTCCGGCTGAATGATGATACTCGTCATCTTTCTCGCAGTTGAATCCGACCTGCCCAAAACCGTTTTCTTCAAGTCGTGCTATTGCAAGTGCGCCAGAATCGCAGTAGCATAAAACCGTTTCGGAAATGTGGTATTCCTTAATCTCCGGCAAAGCATCCTCGACCGGAATCCATCGGTTGACGGCGGGAGCGTCCCATATCGAATCTGCGATTTCATACGACATCCATGTGCTGTATGATCTATACTGCTGCTCAGCGTCTTTATTGCCGTATTTCACCGCATCGGTCAGCCCCATATCTTTCAGCAGCGCATCCCTCTCAATCAAATCAGCCATTCTCAGCTCCTCCATCATTGGCAAGGACATTTATGTCCTCAGCATCCATTTTCGCGCCGCAACAACTGCAATAATTAGTTCTGTCCGCCGAAGGACTATGACAATTTGAACACGAAATCGGCTGAAATCTTTTCCTTTTCTGCCCTTCCCAGTCAATCCACGTGACAATCTCAGAAATCCATTCAGCGTTCCGCAACGGATTTACGTCAATTGTAGGCTGTTCGTCAATCAGCATCCTTGCTTCGCGAAAATCGCACGGATAACATTTAGGATAACAGGGGCAGTTGTTTTCCATTCCGTTATTACACATTTCTTTGACAAGCGCATTCGCGTCAATCAGTCGAATTTCGTTCATATCAGTACCCTCCGTTATCATATATGAGCAAGTCGGGTATTCGTCATAGCCATTGTAAATCCACCGCCCGCGCCGCACTTCCGGCTTGATTGTGGGCTGTTTCAACGCTTCGATTGCTGTATCAAGTGCAATGTCCATAGGGCTTTTCGCTTGCACATCATGCTTCATATACAGCAAATACTCGATAGCATCCTGTTTAGTCATCTGTTCCGGAATCTTCGCTCACCTCCTGTTTGAGCCATTCGTAAAATCCGTGCGTGCACGCTGTAGGCTGCCTAAAGCACAGCGTATCGCTCTTGTATGCGCACAAGCTGCAGAAGTCGTTTTCATTCGCAATCAATGCCGCAAGCTCCTCGTCTGTCATTGCTCTGATCTTGTCACCGTTCGTCATAGGCTTGCAATCTTCGCACAAACTTCCGCTCACGATCAATGCGCCGCATTTCTTACAACGTTTATATGGCTTAATCTGTGTCACCCTCGATCACCTCCTGTTTGAGCCATGCCTGAATATCACACTTTGGTGATGTATCCTTATATTTCATCTGGCAGTTGTCGCATTGTGGTTTCAAATAGCCGCAAGTATCTGTTATTGCATCCAGAAAATCAAACAGCTCCTCGTCCGTCATCTGACGGATGCGGTCACCATTTGTCAGCGGCTTATCTTCATCAAGCTGCCCGTGCCTCATCGGTTCGGCGTCGATCTCGACCAGCGGACACCAGTCAGGCTTGCCGTTGTT